TCAAAGGTTCGGGTCTTGGGGGGACGAAAAGGGGGCGCTTTTGCTCATAGGGTTCATGGTTATTGCATCCTGAAGATGGTCTGGAGCAAAGTGAGCATAGCGCATTGTCATTTTAATATCTGTATGCCCCAAGATGCGTTGAAGCACAACAATGTTGCCGCCATTCATCATAAAGTGAGACGCAAAGGTATGGCGAAGGACGTGAGATAGCTGACCGTCAGGGAGATCTAAATCGGCTCGTTTAACAGCACTGCGAAATGCAGAGTAACAGCTCTCAAAAAAACGTCCTGGTTTTTTTGGTTTTGGAAGGGCGTCATATACTTCTTTACTAATAGGAACGCTTCTATTTTTATTGCCTTTAGTCTTGGTAAAGTTAACCTTTAAATTTCTAATCTGTTTTGTCGTTAATGATTCTGATTCGTCCCATCTCGCACCAGTTACAAGACAAATGTAGGCTACATAATAAGTGTGTGGGTTTTTACTATTTCTACATTCATCTAATAGCTTGTTAATCTCTTCAATTTCGAGGTACGCAAGTTCTGACTCTTCTGATTTAAATGGGCGAAGGTCTGACAGAGGATTGTTTTTTTTCCAATGCCCTAAGCGTTGCAGCTCATTAAAAACTGCACGGAAATATGCAAGCTCCAAATTCATAGTTCTTGGCGAGACTTTTTGTACGCGTGCAGTTCTCGAGATTTCACCTGATAGACGTTTCTTCCTATACAAAGAAAACATCGCGGAATTGAACTCATGAGCTAAAGGATTTCCCATACTTACGCACGCGAATTTCATTGCATCTTTACGTTTTTTCCCATCATCAAGAGTAATCCCGTGTTCATCAAACCACTTATCCACTAATTCAACGAGTGATCGGCGGTCTTCCTTACCATCCAACCAAGGTTTATCAACTAGGTTTTCCATCACGTAATTTTCATACGCTAAAGCTTCGCCCTTAGTTGGAAAGGTTTTGCGAATTCTTTTGCTGGGCTTCCCCTTTGGTTTTCCTTCAGGATAGAAATCCAATAGCCATTTGCCGTCTGGCTGTTTTCTGATAGACATAAGTTAATTTACTATTCTCATTATAATACGGCCTATAACTTCTATATCATCTATTCCGCAATCAAATGCCATCCCTACGCCGCTAACTCTAACTTTTCGTACAGGTATGCGAACTAAGTTACGGACACTGATTTTCCCTTCGATATTTACTAACCATTCCCCGTCAAATATTTCTGAAAAATGGCGATCAATAACATATTGATTCAGTTCATCTGAGAGACAGATAGGCTCAGCCGGAAGCGGTGCGCTGGGTCTAAATAACACCTTATCCAGCATCACATAGCCAGAATCATAAAGCAGGCCGTCAACCAGTTTCTTTCTGGGAAGTTTTAAAATGTCTAACTCTGCATCCTTGAATTTTTTCCCCGTTCCCGATGTGAGCCAATCTAGGCTTACGCCCGTTTCAAGAACGCACTGAACAACAATATCGGCTGGAAAAACGCCGCGCTTTCTTCTGGCTGACATGCTGCTAGCAGCCATTGAAAGGTGATCGGCCAGCTGCAAAGAGGTGCCGAAACCATAAGCTTCTTGGACGCGATCAAGGACAAGGGCGCTGTCAGTTGGAAGACTGAATTTTTCACTTTCTCGCATCTGTGTGTTGATAATTCGATAAAATCGAATTATTCTCCGTCTCGTTGGTTCGATAAGCTCGAATATTGTTGAATATTGTTGAATGTTGCTGCATTCAACTCAAAACGGGAGTTTGCCCCATGCGTCCTAACATTACAATCACCATCCCCACGCCATACCTGCCGTTAGAAGAGTATTGCCGTCTTACAGGTATGAAAGAAGGCACTGTCAGAGAGATGATTCGCGATGGCCGTATGCCTATTCGCGGTAAAGGTGATAAGCCACGTGCTGGCGTATTTATCAATGTTGCTGCTCTTACCGTTGAAGCATTAAGCGAATCGAAAATTTCGCTTCAGGCGTAGTACAAGCTAACAATTCGTAAGGTGCGAAACATGTACGATTACAAAGTTTCTGTACGCAACTATTTAGATGATTCATGCCGCGCTTTTTCATTGGCGCATAACATCACCAACGTTGCCAAAGCTGTTGGCATGCAACCAGCAACATTGCGCCACAAGTTAAACCCTGATCAGTCGCATCAGTTAACACTGGTCGAGCTGCTGGCCATCACTGATTACACCGAAGACTCAACCATTTTGGATGGCATGTTGCGCCAGATTAACTGCCAGCCATCCGTCCCGGTTAATAACGCGAAGCCGGAAAACATGCAGTTTTGCGCCTTAACGGCTGTAGCCAGTGTTGGGGTTATCGCTGGAGAAGCGGTTTCAACGGAAAAGATGACCGTTGCACGCCGCAATCAGATTCTGGACAAAGCCAGCGATGCGATCCGCAGTCTGTCTTTGCTCGTCTATTCCGTTGAAGCTCGTTTCCAAACCATGCCTGTGTTGGCCGCTGCCGTTGATGTTGTCAGCGCCTCAATGCCCGGCATCGTTGCGTGAGGTAGTTCATGATCGTTTTTGTTAAGCATCTCAAGCGCCAATCACCTTCACCGCAGTTGCCATCGTTTGGCCACGGTTCAATCGCGTTGCCTGATGGCCGTCGCTGGAATCCAGGTTATGCCCGAAATGTGCAGGGGGATAAGCGTGAAAGAAAATGATGAAAAATGGCTCGGTGTATTACGTCAGATGGTTTCTGGCCACAGCACTCAGGCTAATAAAATCTGGGAGCGGCTGAGCGAGCATCAGCGTGGCGTCATATTGCATGCGGCTGGCCTCAAGGCTCGTCACTGTCGTTATTCGTGGGGGCAGTTTTCAGACCGCGAGCTGCATCAGATAAAGCGCGGCCTGCAACGCCTGAAATGCATGGTCGAAATGTTTAAGGGGCTTGGGTCACTGGCATTCCAGCAAGAAAAGCAACCTTCACCGTCTGCGCTCCACGTCGCGCGTTCGGTTCCTACTGTGCCGGGTACGCCCGCGCATGAATTGATTCAGGCGCGGCAACAGCTGCGTCAACAAGTGGCCAATCGCGCTAGTTAAGGAGCAAATATGAAAACTATTGCAGTAGAAAAGAAAGGGCTACTGGCGGATTTCCGCGACTGGGGCATAAGTGCTGAATACGCTGATTACTTCATCGGCAAATGTGATGATGATGGCGCGTCTGTGGCGCTTCGCACATTCATTTTCAACGATACAATTCAGCTCCACGACTCAATTCAGTGGCTGTCAGCATGCGCTGCTTTCTGGTGTCGCGCTTACCGTGAGGCTGAAAACAAAGTGGCCCAAATCGAAGCTTTAAGCGCGATTCGTTCACTGTATTTTGCTGCCGGTTTTGTCAGCGCCTCGCCTGTAGTTGCGCTGATTCGATCATGGTGGAGTAACACTTTTGAGCTTCATCAGTTGACTGCGCCGAACAAATCGCAGTCGCCTAAAAGCGGTTTCCGCTCTGCGTTACTGAACTCTTCTTTCCTTCACCACTAAACCCTAAAACGCACGTTTTTGCGGCTTCCATTCAGGTGGCCGGGGATTCGTGCGTTCTGAATATGGAAAAACACTATGAAAATGACTCGTCAAGACTTGCAGGTAAAGCCCGCCGACAGTGATGAACTGGTAAAGGAGCTTTGCACGCAAGCGCGAATTGATGGCGGCAAAGATGTGGCCATTAAGGTTTCTGGCCGTCTTGACCGGCTGGCCACTCACGCCGCTAACAGCGATTTGTCAGCAGCTGAAATTGTTGAGCTGATTCGACAGGAA